AACGTAGGCTAATAAATAATTTAATGTGGGGTTTCGGCCCCACATAAACAAAATTTAAGGAAAAAATATGAGTCAATTAAATATACAAGCTACTAGGTCAGCGGCAGCGGCAGGTGCAGCTGCTATTATAGCGCCACCGGTAAGGGTTTACTCAATTTCAATTGCATGTACTGGGGGAGCAGGAGTTTTAGAATTAACTACAACTTCAAATTCAGGAACAACTAAATTATATATTGATGTACCAACAGGTGAAATTCTTACATTAAATTTTGGTGGAGGAATTTTATTTCCCTCTGGAGTTTTTTGTAAAACAAAAACTAATATAGCCGGTTACACATTATTTACTGATAAGTTTTCTGGCGCAGGATTAAGTTAGGAATTATCATGACTCAGGCAACTAGGTCATCTTTAATGAGTGTTGACACAACACTCTCAGCAAATATTGACGCAACACAAAATTATATCCCTGTTGCAAGCACTACTAACTTTTCAACTAGTGTTGTTGCAGAAATTGAAACAACTAATGAAGTTGTAAGTTTTACAGACATAAGTGAAAATAATTTTCAGCAGTCACAAACTTTTGACAATGGTTATTGGCAAAAACTTAGATCAACGGTTACAGCAGATGCAACTACCGCTCCCGATGGTACTACAACAGCAGAGAAACTTACTCAACAATCTGGTCAAACAAGTGTTGGTAAAATTCAAGTTTCGGGAGGAGGATTACCTGTAACTAATACCAAAACTTACACAATATCTATTCATGCTAAAAAAGGCACAACTGATTTTATTGCAATTTCTGAAAATTTAATAAGAGGTAGTTCCAACACTGCATGGTTTAATTTAAATACTGGAGCGGTAGGGGCTGTATCTCCGTCAAGTGGAAGTAATATTACCAGAGCAATATCAGATTTAGGTAATGGATGGTACAGATGCTCTATAACTGGAACAGCGGATGCAACTAGAACTGGACAAGTTGGATATCTTGTTTGTCAAAGTGATGGAAGTTCAATATGCACCAGCAACACAGATGATATTTATGTATGGGGTGCACAATTTGAAGAAGCATCTACGGCTTCAACTTATTTACCTACAACTTCATCAGTATTAGTTGGTTTAACAGATGTCACTAGAGGCGTAAACGGAACAACTGCAGCAACTGCAAGTTCAGGCGACGCGATTCAACAATTACCTTACGCAGCTCAAGGATTACTTTCACCTGTATCAACCACGTTATCCGCAAACATTACCGCGGCACAAGATTATGTTCCACTAACCTCTACTAATGGATTTACAGATTATTTAAATGCTACAATAGATAGTAATGAGGTTGTTAGTTTTGCATCAATTAGTGAAAATGAAGTTCTATATTCTCAAACATACTCCAATGCCTATTGGACTAAATCTGCATCTACTATAACAGCTGATGCAACCACAGCTCCAGATGGAACTACTACTGCTTCTAAATTAAATGAAACTGCAGCAACCACTCAATTCCGTGTTATGCGGGCATCTCTAGTAAGTGGTAGTGCAGCAAGTAAAACATTTACATGGAGTTGTTTTTTTAAAAAAGCTGAAAGAACAGCTGTGAGAATAGAAATATATGCAGATACTCAAGCAGTTGAATCAACTGCAATGTTTGATTTGTCGAATGGAACAGTGGGTTATACTGCGAATGTAGATAGCACAGCAATTACATCTCAAGGGAATGATTGGTATAGATGTTCATTGACTAGAACGATGGGCGCTACAGCTTCTGCTCTAAGAGTTTATCATATGCCAGCTTCCGGGACTTCAAATGGTGATCAAATTTATGCAGGAAACACTTCAAATGGAATTTTTCTTTGGGGCTCACAATTGGAAGAAGCTTCTTCACCCTCAACTTATTTACCAACAACAACCACTGCTTTAGTTGGACTAACAGGCGTAACAAGAGGCGTAAACGGAACAACTGCAGCTTCTGCAACTTCCGGAGATACAGTAACTCAAACTCCACTTTCAACAGGCGCATTAAACATGCCTCTTAGATTAACAGGTTTATCAGTTTCATCAGATGGAACTGGAGCAGGAAGACTTACTTTATGTGATAAAGTTGGAACACACTTATGTGATGTAGATATTCCTGATACTAAAATATTTGATTTAACTTTTGATGGTGGTATAATATTTCCTAATGGAATATATGTTGCCAATTCAGATAATATTACAGCGTATACTTTATACACGAGTGGATACAACTCACCTAACTTAACGGCGGGAGGATAATATGGCAAATACTACTTCCTCATCATATTCATTTGATCAGGATTTCTCAATAGATGAAATCATTGCAGATGCGTACGAACGTCTTGGTTTAGTTGGGACGGCAGGACATCAAATAAAAACTGCTAGAAGATCTTTAAATATTCTTTTTCAAGAATGGGGTAATAGAGGAATACATTTTTGGGAAGTAGGAAATACTAATATTAATTTAGTTGTAGGTTCTACTACAAATGTAAATGCAACTGATGAAGGTTCAGGTACATATACTTTTTACAGAAATTCAGTAGACAGTGCTGCAGCCGCAGCTGCATCACCACAAGCAACAACTGTGCCAACAACAAATGTTTATGGTATCTCAGATATTTTAAATGTTTCTTATAGACAAAATTATAATACAACTTCTCAGTCAGACACAGGTCTAACTAAAGTTGCAAGAGATGCCTATGCTGCAACAGCAAACAAAGCATCTAATGGAACCCCTTCACAATATTGGGTACAAAGATTTATAGATAAAGTTACACTAACTATTTATCCTTTACCTAACTCAACTGCTGCATCAAATTATTTAAGTGTTTACTTTGTAAAAAGAATTCAAGATGCAGGAGCATATACTAACGCAAGTGATGCACCTTATAGATTTGTACCATGTATGGTTTCAGGACTATCTTATTATTTATCTATGAAGTTTGCACCACAAAGAACACAGGAGATGAAGTTGTTGTACGAGGATGAATTAGCTCGAGCATTATCAGAAGATGGTTCTCCAGCTAGCACATATATTACTCCGAAGACATACTATCCAAATATATAATGGCTAGATTTGCAAAAGGTAGTAGAGCATTAGCGATCTCTGATAGATCAGGCGCAGCTTTTCCATACAGAGAAATGGTTAAAGAGTGGACAGGTGCGTGGGTCCATATTTCTGAATTTGAACCTAAGCAACCACAATTAAAACCACATCCAGTAGGAGCTGATCCACAAGGGTTATTACATGCAAGACCAGCAAGAGTAGAATTTGCAGTACAAGATATTTTACCAAATAATCCATTTACAACAACAGCAGCATCTAAAGTTTTAAGTGTTTCTTTTCCTGATAACGGATTAAACGCAGGAACATCTTATGTAAGATTTCAAGCTGTTAAACAAAATGTTGGAGGTGTTGTAATTGCTACATTTGAATTAGCTACAACTTTAAATGAAACACTTACTGATTCAGATACAACAATTACTTTAACTGATGCATCAGAATTTCCAACATCAGGATACATTGTTATTGAAAAAGTAAATAGTACATCTGGAGCTTATGAAAATGAAACTATTCAATACACAGGAAAATCAACTAATGATTTAACAGGATGCACTAGAGGAACGGCAGCACCTTATAGAGGAGCTACTCCTCCAGCTACAACTGCAGGAACACACGCTAGTGGGGCTAAAGTTTACGGATCATATTTAGCAACAGCTGTAGGAACAACTTTTAATACAGGCACACAACCTGCTACAAAAGTAATATATAATTCATTAACAGTGCCTTTAGTATCTAATGCTACAAGCGCAGCAACAGGAGGCGGTTTTCAGTGTACAATTGGACCCGTAAATGATAGAGGTTAGTTATGGCTGGATATACATACTCAGAATTAACAACAGATATTAGAAATTACACAGAAGTAGATTCTAATGTATTTACTGCTGCTGTTATAAATAGATTTATAGAAAATGCAGAACTTAGAATTAATTTAGATTGTCCTATGGATTCTGACAGAATTCAAGCACAAGCACAATTTGCACAAAATTTTAATAGTATTACAGTTCCAACAAAAGCTTTATTTATTAGAGGAGTTCAGGTTTTTAATTCTACCTCTGCTGTTACAGATCAAGGATTTTGGTTAGAAAGACGTGATCAAACTTTTATTACAGAATATGTAGGAGAAGCAACAGGTCCTTCTGGTGGCTCTACAGGTCAAAATGTTAAAGGATTACCTAAATACTATTCTATGTTTGGTGGTGCTACAACAGGAGCCA